TGCTGGCCATGCGGTGACGCATGTGCTGTCGAGCGATATAGATTGGCATTTTGATGTGGAATTTGAACTCGACCATTTCGAAAGGGGTGGTGTGCCAGTGTCTAAGGAGATATCGAATAAGTCCCCGGTCTCCCCTTGAGGATTTAGTCCCATCTCCATACGAGACTCTGGCGGATTGTACGATGGCCGCATCCAAGTCTTTTGAAGGCATGTGGTCAACGAGCCTAACAAATCCGTGATCCAAGACATCTTTCTGCATTTACATAAATATAGCGTTAAATCTTTAATCCCATGACATTCTCTCTTTGAGGCGTCTCAATAGATAAGGGGTAAGTTCCATTAGAGTACCAACTGGTATATATCTGTAATCAATACCTATATTTTTGCCCAATCCTAGAAGTTGTGCCGTCACGTATTGTTCCTTGTCAAATCTTTTTGCGTATATGAGAGATTTTTCGTTGTGCGTCGCTAACATTGTGTGGGCGTTTGGGCACGTGAGTGAATATGTCATACCTTGTGAGTATTGTCTATCTACACTCGATTTCCTATCAAGTAAACCGGGTTGTCTTTTTAGATACGCACCTCTCACGAGTTTTAAACCTAATTTAAATCCATCCAAATGTGCATTTTCTATATCTCTCAATAATTCTGTAACTCCAAATTTGCGATACATTTGATATGTTTTATATACGTTAACTTCGTATTTCGTGTTATGTTCGGCCATCATGGTATAACATATGTCTGGATACAAGACATCTTCGGCATCTATACATATCTTTACACCTCTAGATTTGGCGTGTTTTATGATAGAGTGTGCGTAATCTCTGGCTTCCAATTCATTTTCCCTCGAACCAAAGCTTGTAAGTTTTATGGCACACATTGAACCTATTGGAACCGATGTGATCAGTCTCTTCGTCGTCTCTGCTATTTCATAAGCTTCCGATAATCTACAATTCTCTTTCGCGTAATCGACTATTACCTTCTCACCTCTTCTGTGTATAAGTTCCATCACTCGTGGAAACTCTTTGAATGTTGCCGCATACCTAAGCATACTTTATTTAAGATATTTTTCATCTAGATCATTCTTCATATCGTCTATCCCCTTATAGTATCTTCTGAGGTCCTTCATGAATCGCTTATTCTTCTCGAGACATTCGCAATCCAGTTTATTAAGGTATATCCAAGCTAAATTTGATTTTGAGTATCTTGTTTCCTTTTGATTTTGATTTGGTCTTCTTGGAATGACCTTTTTCTTTACGGTCTTCTTGAGTGGTTCCGTGCGCTTCGTGAAACTGATGGCTTGCATTACCGTGTCCGCGAGATCATCCTTTTTCTTTGATTCTTTAAATATAGGTAACCAATGTTCATTTATAGGATTATCATTCAAAAACGCTTCACAACGTTCGATTGATACTTTTTTACGTTTAAGATACTGTGCTTTACCCGGTCCGCACACATCCGGGATTTTAAACTTTGCGTCATAAATAATAGTTTCGGATTTAGGCGCTTTTATTACAAAATACGCATGTAAGAAATTTTCTACCATTTTCATCTTCTTATTGCGGTCCGGTTGCTTTTCTATGAGAATCGTATCGGTGTCCAATACCCATGGTTTTTCATCGAGATGGTTTCGCATAGACACGAATAATCCATCTTTTGACTCAGGTGGAACACCTGATACATCCCAGTTCATTACCAAATTACATGAATCATCTAAACGACATATAGCTAAGTTACGTATGCCTACGTCTATGCTCACTATCATTCATTTAAAGAAAAATTATTTCTTTATATATTATAATGAAGAACGCGAACATAAACACAGTCCTTTTGATTGTGTCCATCGTCGCATTGGCCGTGTGGCTCGGATCCATCAGGATGCGAGAAAACCTTAAGGGTGATTCCAAGGCGATTGCTTATGTGAGAGATGCTGACCCAAAGAAGTATATTAACCCATACATAGTGTATGGTATGGCTAAAGAAGTCAGCGATGACGAAGAGAAGCTCGCCAGAATTATCCCACTTGCGGAGGCGAACAAGCGCGATGCCCTCATCAAACACCTCGAATCTTTGTAAATGTATTTTTGTTTTTAGTGGTCACAGTACACCACAGAGAACAAAAATGTAATTTAGCGTTTCATACCTGGCAACGCACCAGGCATCTTCATACCTCTCATATTCATGTTTTTCATTTTAGATTGACCCGCTGGAGACAGACCCATGACTAGCATGGCGATTACCAGCATACAGCATAATCCAGCGGCGGCTATTATTGCGTATTTCATTGGTCCGGTCACCGCACCGATAATACCCGTCGCGGCATTACCGACCGAGTCAACGACTTCGGCGGCACCCCCAGCCTTAGATTTCGCTTCTGCGTCAATTTTGGCTATGGTATCTTGGACGACTGAATTCTTCGATATGGCCGTAAGAAGGTTCTTTGTGACCGCTTGCGCCGCGAGATCAGCGGATATGTTTTGTCTGAACGACAATTGCTCGCCATCCAGGCAGATGGTTTCACCTATCTCGATGTTTCCTTCTTGAACGTTTACGGCTTTGTTAATGGTCTCCTTGAGGGTATTCGTTTCCATTTGGGTCTCAACTATCGTTTGAATTTCAGTATTAATCTTTTGGTTTACATTTTGTTTATCACCGAATTGAAGATTACCCATTTGTGTTTGTTTGTCCAATGCCGCACCAGCGCCCGCCTGTAGGCTACTCACGAGATCATTCGCCACGTTTTGAAAACTATTTGTTATCTGCTCTGTCGTTGCCATGAAAGTTGAATTAATGGTCTGATCTGTCTCTATGTTACACCCAACGTTTCTTCCTATTTTAAGATTTAGGACCTGTTCATTTCGCATTTCATTTTGGGTATAGCTTTCGTTATTGGTCACAGACTCATACAATATGTCATTCACCATGGACATATTCATCTCCTGGTTTATAGTGGAACTTCCACCACCTCCCATGTTTGTGGTTTACTGAGAAAAAAATAACACTTAAAGACAATCACATAGTCCTAAACTATGTGGTGTTGGTGGTGCTGTCATCCATTTGAAGGTGAGATACTTAAATTACCATATAAATATGACGAACTAAGGAATAAATTTCATACATGCGGTGGTTTTTGTTCGTGGAGTTGCATGAAGCGGTATGCCATAGACAAGTATGGTATTACGAGAGGTGGTATCATATGTAGTAACATAATCATCATGCGCAAAAAATTGTACAACAAACTTGGATCTATCACGATCGCGCCACTGAGAGAACAATTAGATGTGTTTGGTGGCGACCTTACCATAGAAGAATTTAGAAGCAATAGCATCGTAGACAAAGAGAAACCTAAGGAGATAAACTCCAAACCCCTGGAAGACCGAGTTATACCGATTATTTCAAACACGAAAAAGATGGATGAAATAAACAGTTCTACCGGTAAAAATGAGACTTTGAAACTCAAACGAGAAAAGCCTCTAAAGAGAAATGAGAACAATCTTGAGTCAGCACTCGGACTCATCATTAAGCCCAAATCGTAAAAGACGGCGCTGTTTATTCGTTGGTTTTGACTTGGGTATATGACTAGAATGTAAACTATCTATCCATCTATCCCCATCATAGGCTCTCCAACGCAACCCATGTTTTTCTATCACCTTTCTACACAAAACACATGGCATAGAAGTTCCATCCCCGTAACTCGTGTCTCTCTGAATGACGAGCGTTCCAAACTTTCGTCTTACCCATGCTGTAAATTTATGTATTCGGTTTCCTCGTTTCAAACATTCGTGTTTGAGTGCTTTTATCATTTTTCGCTCGGCGCAACATATGCAATCACTTTCGAAATGCACGAAAATGGCGCGTCGTGTACGTCGTAACAGTCGGATATCTCGGCATTTTTATCTGAGTATCATTCGACTCTCTTTTTTAATAGAGTTACAATTGTCACATACATGACCTTCGAATACAAACGAACATGTGTCACACTCATTAAGTACTCGTATGTTCCTTTGTACAAGCTTATTTTCTGAATACAGAACAAGATCCCGTATTGTATATATACCGTACATTACCATAGTTTCTAAAGACGGAAACTTCATCTATTTACCAAAACAGCCGCAACCTTTAGTTACCTTTAGCATCACCGAGAAGCTATCGATCATTGGCGGAACCATCTTCTTGAGAACGATCTCGATTTCAGAATCTTCTTCGCCTTCATCGATTTCTTCTATGATGGAATAAATAAGGTCAATCACGAGTTCCTTTTTGTCTGGTCCACTGAGGGTCTTGATCTTGTTGACTTCCATCATGAGTGTAGACACGATACCACAGATGTTTTCCTTGTTGATACCGGTTCTCTTGTATCGGTTGGCGAGGGTCTTCACTCGTT